GCTTTTGATCGCCTTCAGCGTTAGCTACAGCTTCCTTACGAGCGATCTCAATGGTGGCTGATTGCTTATCGTACTCAGCCATTGCCACAGACATCCCACCGATGGCTGCGCCTACTTCACCAAAGGCTTCAGCAAGCCCTGTAGCCATCTCCTTGGCGTATTCCAGATTGGACGACATGATCTCCAACTGGCGCAGTGCTTCTTCCTTGACGAGGGCCTCGTTGGCTTGCTGACGCGCTTCAGCTAAAGACTGTTCAGCCGCTTGAATCTGCCCAATGGCGTCAAGTTCAATCTGATTGCGCTCGGCGCGTTTAACCGTCAGTTCAGTTTCGAGTTCTGCCTGTTTGGTGGTCAACTCAAGACGTTCGGCCTGCTTTAGTTTGTGCGCGTCTGCGGCATCAATTTCCTGTTGAACGCCATTCAGTTTGACCTGTGTGGTTTCAATTTCCTTGTTAAGCACCGATTGGCGAAGATTAGTTTCCTGATTGATGGAATCAATGATCTTGGCCTGTGCTTCTTCGGCGATAGAAACGCGCATGGTTTCGCTTTTGGTCGCACGAATCTTGAGTTCCGCAATGCCCTTGATCTGGTCGGCTTCAAGTTCAAATCGCTTCTTACTGTTATTGGCGTTGGCCGCAAAAACCTTTTCCGCATTTTCAGCGGCACTAACTTGGGCGTCGATAAGTGCTTTGAATGCCGCCAGAGCGTCCTTGGCTTCTTTTGCGGCCTGTTTTGCATCACCACCTACGCCCTTGGGAGTAAGTTGGGGCTGAGTAGTCGGCTTGACAGATGGCTTGGCCGCAAGATCCGCAATAGGAATGTTGCCCTGCTGTAGCTGCATTATGCGAGCCAATTCAGGATCGGCTTTACCCGGAGTCAGAGACAAAGACGTAAGTGCATCTGAAAATCCTTTCATTACGTTTACGTATTCGGTCACAACGCCTATCGCCCCGGCCATAGCTTGTGTGACGACTTGGATTACGTTTGCAAGGCTTTTACCGTCTGCGGTACGCATAGCCTCTGCGACATCCAAAATTCGATAGGCCAATTCAGAGCTGACGCCACTGGCATCATCGACTTCACCCACGTACTGAACAAAACTGTTGTGCAATACGTTCATTGCATTTGCAATAGTCGGCACTTTACGAGCGGCCAATGCTTCAAACTCACCACCCAATCGGATGGTGGCGTCGATCAACATTTCATTGGTCAGGGCTTGCTTAGAGATCGCTTCTTTGAGCGTTCCGTACTTGGCGATAAGGCCAGGGAACTCCCGTTGCAGACCACGCCACAGGGCTTGGTTGGAGTCGATGATCGTGTTCATTTCTTCCATCTGGACCTTTGGCCCGGAGATGGCCTGGGCAAACTGACGGAAACTTTCAGAAGCATCGACAGTGCTTTTGCTACTGATAAGCAAAGAAGCACTGAGAGAAGAAACTATTTTGGCCGTGTCGTCGGTATTGCGCCCGAGAGAGGCTACGATCGGATTGAACTTGGCATAAGCTGATGCGACATCCTCGACACGTTTGTAGTAGCGATTGGCTATGTCGATGGATGCAGTGAAGGCTTTGTTAAGTTCATCTTGCGAATAGGTAGCGAGATCCAATTGAGATTTGAGATCCGTATACGCATCGGCGGCTTTTACTGTAGCGGATGCCGCATCGCGTAAAAAACGTGTGAACTCAATTCCTACAATCAGAACAAAAGCACTACGTAAAGACAAAGTGGATTTGGTTAGATTATCTACTCCACCAACGGCTTTGCGGGTACTGTCGTCTATGCTTTCCAACGCGCCAGAAGCACTGGCTGATGCCGCGCTTAATTTGCGTATGTTTTCTTCGGCTTCTTTTAGTTTGGCAACTTCAGCGTTTTGCTTTTTAGCAGACTCGCTGAGTTTATCTATAAAAGCATTAGTGGCTTTGGCCGCTTTACCGAGATTTTTAAGTGAAATCTCAACGGATACTGAGGACCGGGCTAGATTGTCCAAGTCCTCGGTAGCTTTTTGCGCCTGAGTGGAATCAACTTTGACATAAATTGAGTAAGTTTCGCCACTCATTTTTTCTGGCTCCGTTTTCTGATTTCTTCCGCTTGCACAGACATATAGGTCGCATCAAGCGCCATGATAGCCTGTACCTCTAGCGGATCTGGGGCAACTCCTGTCAGTTGGGACCAAGATACGATTTCGCTATAGCATATAGGGTTTTGCCCAAAACCGTTACTAGCGCGAGTTCGATTGAGTTCAAGGAACCATTGCCAGCAATGAATCACGGCTTCCGGGGGTTTGAGTGACTGGTATTCCTCTGGCATCTGGCCGGTGGCTTTGAGAATGCTTGTAGCATGATCTCTGAGCCGACTGCCATCATCCTGGGGAGCGTCTAACTCAAACTCCCTTCGTCCGAATTCTACCAAGTCACGAATCAGTTCTTGGTAAAGTTTCCCAAGTTGTTTGACGCCTCAAAAATCTGTTCCCTGATTTCTGAGTTGTTGGTGCAGAGAATGAGTGCCGCTTCTGGGCTGTAGGCTTCTGCAATACCACGCCATCCGCAAACACGGACAGCCGCCGCTTCGATGCCAAACTGTTCGTCATCTTCGATCAGTCGCTCAACTTCCTTGCCACGCTTGGCCGCAATGGCTTCCTGTGTACGGCGGCGATTCAGCGTCTTTCTGATCCATTCCTGTACCTTGGGGGCCTGTGACCCCAAAACGCTGATGTAGACGCCTGTAGGCCGTCCATCAGGGCGAAAGTATTCAAACTCAAATGAGTTCTCGCTCGCGGCAACCAGGTTAAGGTCATCCAGCGAAATTCCTGTGTTTTTAGTCATGTTCGGTTCCTGTTTTAACAAAAGGTGAGCGGGGGCGTGTGAGGCCCCCTCTCGCTTACTTGCGACTTTATGCCGCAGAGTCTTGCACCATGATGGTTGATGCGTAGTTCGCCGCAGAAGCACCGCCAGCGGTGTTCTTGAGAGCAACGAACGGGAAGGTGCGGGTCAGACCATTCTGGCCGTCACCAACGTCTGCACCACCAACCTTGACTCGGCTCATCTGGAAGCTGACAAAATCAGCGGCCTTGTCACTGGAAGTAGTCATCACAACATTGACTGCGACTTCCGTTTCGTCAATGAAGTAGTCGCGGAAGGTTGCATCGGTGAAGTAGACCGTCATGTTGCCGGTTACACCAACAGTGCCCTGGAATACATCAGGGCGGTTGTTAGAACCAACCACTGCATCAGCCGCTACCGTGTTGCCGTTGACGTCAAAGTCAATGGCGGTAACAACTGCAACCGCAGATCCACCAACAAACAGAAGCCCATTTGCGCCAGCCACAGCACCAGAAGTGCTAATAGATGACGGAGAGGTCAGGATCTGTGATGCGCCGGTTGACATACCAAGACCAACCAACGGGAAGTTGACGGTTGCAAGACCCGTAGCCGGTACAGAAACAGCGGCGTTGGTGATGCAAACGTCAGAGAATACTTCCGACTGTGAAATGTCGCTGAACCAATGTTCGACGGTGTAGTAATCGTGCGTCTGAGAAGACTCAGGAACGTAGGACACCTTGCCGGGGACCGCAACGGTAACGCCAGTGACTGAGGTGGATTCATTTGCCAGAGCCACGCCATTCAGAGGGCTTACGGTCAAAGTGCTTGAAGTCACACCGGTTACAAGAAGGTTCTTGCCGGTATTGGCCGCAACGAGCGTACCGCCAGAAAGACGAACCACCATGCCGATCTTGATGCCAGAGGTCAGCGGGTTGCCGGTCTGGAACGTGATGACGCCAGTAGAAGCTACCAGGGTAATAGCCGCTGAAGTCATGGAAGAAACAGCGGTGAAGTCCTGACGGAGAACGGATGCCATCAGATCCTTGTAGGTTCCCGGTGAAACTTCACCAGCGATTGAACCCGTGACTTGCTTCGGGCCATGACGGTAGTCAGCGATCTGCTGGTCAGGACGGATTTCCGCTGACTGGTACGCTTCCTTGGTCAGGTTGATCGTTGAACTGGTACGGCGAAGCTGTTGACCACCAGATCCAGATGCAGGGGAGCCGAGCCCGGACTGCTTTTTGTAAGCAAGAATCTTGCTTACGCCTTGTGCGATATTTGCCATTTGTGTCTACCTCTTACGAAGGAAAAATGTCTGCCGAAAAGTAGATCGTGACCGGAACACGGTAACGATCTCCATCAATGATTGCCGGTGCAATCGTTGGGGTGCGATCAATCAGAACATCAGTACCGCCTGACGATAGACCCAATCCACGCCGAAACTGGTCTCTAACCAATTCAGCCCTCGTTGCCGCCGCCTTCGGGCCTGTTCCCGGTGGATAGCACAACAAAACTTGTAAGAACCCCGTGACGCGATACATGGCATCACCCAACGTGGGGTTCTCTGTACCCGCCAACAGCAAGTTGACTTGCTGATACGGCGTTCCT